GTTCAAAGCCGAGAGTGCCTTATCCAACCTAAATGGAAGTTACATTCTCCATTGCTGGGGTTCGCCTCCAGTTCGGGACCAAATCGCTGGTCTTGGCTGGGGCAGCCACAGTCGGCGTCATCTACGTATGGCGTCGGCGACACAATGTCGCGGGTTATCTGGGAATCGATTGCCCATACCCCGCCGCAGAGAACAACCGTTTGTTGAGGGCCGCCCAACGTGCCCTCATTGATTTCACGAGAACCAACGCGCAAGTGTCTTGGTACCCCCTAGAGTCGATGCTCAGGGAGGCTCCAAAGCGCATCGCCGACAATGGCCACCCAAGATCAGGGGCCGTTCGCGATGACGCAAGACGCCTGATCACTAGTGCGCTCGACCATCTGGGCGCTACTAAGTACGAACTCTCCGCCGCTGCCCAATCCGCCACCGAGGGGCCACAATCGCACCAACATTATGCGGTTGCTGACCTACACGCTGGCGTGCAGCAGGCCGACCCGGACAACCTGGCCGTCGTCGTGGGTGTCGATGTCGACTACTACATTGAGGACGTGTCTGATGTCTTGGGCCACGGCCTGCCCGTGATCTTCCACACATTCAATCCTGTGGAGGTCGCTGGGACTGACGGCGAATCGCGCTTCACCATTCGAGGAGACGTGGTCTCCTACGAGGTGAGCGGTGGAGGCAACTGGACCCATAAGATCTGGGACTGGTGTGCCTTCGGGGAGTTCGTGGAGTCCCCCGTCAAGCTTAGGACGCTTAAACAACTCGTCCTTTGGCTCTTCGGGGTTAAGAAGGTAGTCTACCATAAGATACACCATGCGCGCCCCTGGGAAGACTGTCCCAACCGAGTCTTGGTTTGGTGCATTCCGCAATTCACCTGTTGGACCATTGGATGGGTGAAGACTGACATGAATGCGCGCACGCTGCGGCGTGTTGCCTACGCGGACCGTTTCCGACCCGGCTGGAACTCCATTGTGAGCTTCGAAAATGAGGAGCTCGTTGTGAGTTTTGGGCGGGAAGGCGCGGACGCAAGTGGCAAGTTGCGCAAGGTGGACTACGACATCCTTATGGGATTGTCGAGTGCACAGTCGGTCACATCGCGGATGCTAGGTATGGGCTACAAAGATCCAGCCCTGCTTGCCATCACGGGACAGTACTTTAGTGGTAAAGATCTAACACCGGCCAGTCCGACGAGGATTGGCCGCCCAGTGGGAGTAAGAGTCCATTGGCCAGCAGCCAACGACGCTGACGCACCGGAAGTCAGCGCCAGGACTTACGCGTCGCCATTGGTGTCAGATGTCAACATGATGCCGATGATCAAGAGGTGGGAGGCGATCTCGATATCCCTGGACCGCCGGGTGACAATGCAGGCTAACAACAAGAGCCCGCCAAGGCGCATTCAAGCGCTCGCCAGTGAATTCGTTCACTTGGTAGTCCCCGTTGCAGGTGCCGGTTGCCCCTATTCTCTTGAGGAGACCACCGCCATGCTCGACAAACCAAGCCAAGTGTTAGCCATCAAGCAGGTTTGGGAGACTGTCGATATGGAGCCCAGGAAACTGATTGAGTCGTTCGTGAAGAATGAGCCCTGCCAGAAGACCGGCAGGATCATCTCAGCCTTCGCTGACATGCGCTTCCTCCTGAAGTTCTCGATGTACACCCTCGCGTTCCGTGACCAGGTGTTGCATGCCGAGCACAACCAGCATTGGTTCATGCCCGGCGGCACGCCCGCGGAAATCGCTGAGAAGGTGGTCGAATACTGTCGTGGGGTTGAGGCGCCGTTGGAGGGAGATTTTTCCAACTTCGACGGCACAGTGTCGGCGTGGCTTCACCACCATGTCATGAACGCAGTGTACCATCGCTATTTCAATCATACCTGTAGGCAAGAACTTAAGACGTACACGGACATGCTCATCTCCTGTCCAGCCCGGGCCAAGCGCTTCGGGTTCCGCTATGATGCGGGTGTTGGCGTCAAGAGTGGTTCCCCGACGACGTGTGATCTTAACACCGTCCTGAATGCATTCCTCCAGTACTGTGCCGTCCGATGCACGCACCCCGACTTAACACCAGAGCACGCCTTTCGTCAGATTGGCCTTGCGTTCGGGGATGATTCGTTGTTCGACCGCCAGTTCCAGAAGCAATTCGTTCGAGCTGCCACCGACGTTGGCATGACCCTGAAGGTCGAGACCTACGCCCCCGAGAAGGGCGTGACGTTCCTAGCCAGAGTGTTTGTTGACCCATACACCACCACGACGACGATGCAGGATCCATTGAGGACCTGGAGGAAGTTGCACCTCACGTCGCGCGATCCGAACATCCCGATCGCCGACGCCGCAGTCGATCGCTTGGAGGGGTACATGGTCACTGACGCGCTGTCACCCGTGACGAGCAACTATTGTCGCGCGGTGAGGCGGTATTACACCGAAACCGCCCCCGTGAAGGCCAATGCGGCCGCAATACGGGAAGCAAGGAAGACGTGTGGTCGCGAGAAACCTTACTGGCTCACCATCGGAGGATCATGGCCCCAGGCTGAGGAGGATGCCGAGCTTATGCTCCAGGTCACTGCCGCCCGCACCGGTTTCGATGAGTCGACACTTCGAAACATGATGCAAGACCTGGACAACAGCAACAACCCCTGGGCGATCGACCCACTCAACAGGGACGAGGAGCCATCACCGTACGTGGATACACTCGACGAGGATGGCCAACCCGTGGGCGGTCGCGTGGACGATCGTGAATTTCAAAATGACCAACATCTCAACCGCATACGAGTTTGTGGAACACCTGCCGAAAGCATGCCAGGCCCTGTCCAAGGGGCTAGTGGAGGTCCTACCCCCAATCGAGGACCCCAAGGTCAAGCTGGCGCTCAAGGGCTACACCGACTGCCTTCAAAAGGTAGCGGAAACGGTCCGAAAAGCGACAAACAGCCTGCTGGAAATGCCAAGGGTAGCGGCCGCCCTCCGGGGCGAGCCCCTGCCACAATCGGCGGTGGACCCAAAGGCGCTCCTACGCGCCCTGCAGGAACAGGTGACCGCCCTCGAGCTTCAGGTTCGAGCCGCGGACGACAAACGGGAGGCGGCGACGGCCCCCAAGTGACTAAATCAAAGTCCAAGGGAGGCCGTGTGGAAGGGAACTAGGAATCCATCCTACCGACTTTGAGT